TGCACCTGTTGATAATCCCAATAATGCAGGCTCTGTACTTTTACGCATCCATGCGATAGCACTATCTACAGCATCTTGTTGATAGGGGCGTAATTGCATAACATTACCCCAACTTCCAATACGTTGTTGGAGTGCCTTTGTACTTGCTTAGGTCGGCATCGGGTAACAATTCTTTGATAGCTTTTGCGTAACTGATTGCACCATCGCGTTTTATTTGCGTGAGTTTGCGCCCACAAATGACGGCGTTTTTATCGTTACAAAGCGCGGTAATTTGTGCCAATACTTCAGCTTTTTGTTGTGTGGCATTGTCGATTACTTCGCTAAGTGCATCATATTGCGTAATCAGTGCATGAGCCTTTGGCGTGTCAATTTCAGGTATTAACGGCTCTAAATGTTTTTTGTTTTTAAGTTCGTGCAAATACAACTCATAAAACGCAAACAGTTTAATAACGGCATCGTTAAACCAAACGCGATTAAATGGCACAATCTCAAGACTATCTCCATGCTGTGACCATTGGTAAAAGTACGTTTGTTTTAAGCCTGTGCAAGCCATTTCGAGCTGTAACTGTGCGTAATAATGCGGTTGTTGTTCAATGGTTTTGAATTGTGGCGTAAGGTCGTTACGCAATCCAAACGGGCATTTAATCTCTAAAATGCACTGTTCGCCCATGTTATTCTCAAAAATACCATCGGGGGACGCGCCAAGCCATGAGTAATCAGGATGGACGTAAAATCCGACTTCATTCACTGCATAGCCGTATTTATTCACAAAACCCAACAAGGCCATAGGCTCATTTAATTGGCCATATTCGGTGGCGATGTTGCCTGTAAATTCGCTTTCTAGTCCGTGATGGTCACGCACCATGCGGCGTAGAGTAGCATCGGGTGATTGATACTGATTAAGGCCTAGTATTGCACCTGCTACGCTACCCGTAACGCGGCCTTTGCGCTGTGCAAACCATTCTTTACTACGTTGTTCTGTTGACATTGTCTTTACTCCATGCGCCCACATTGTAGGCGCGGTTTGTGTGTTGTTGGTTAGCTAGACATCAAAACGGAATATCGTCATCATCATCTTGCGCTTGGTAGGCGTTAGATTTTGCTTGATTGTGTGCGTTTTGTGGTGGTGTAGGGCGTGTTGGTGCTTGAGTTTGCGCCTGTGGTGCTTGTTGTTTAGCAGGTGCTACAGCACTAATCCAATTGCCTGTTTTGCCGTTAATATCCCATATTTGCACTTTAATGGCCATTGCTTTGCCGACAAGCGCGGTCATTAAATCCATGTCATCGGGTGCATCTTTGAGCTTCGCAAGTTTACCGCCACAATTCGCGTCAATAGCGGCCAGCATTTGCTTGGCTTTGTCGCCTTGTTTTGGGCTAAACACTTTTAATTTGTGAAACAATACGCGGTTCGCATATTCGGCAGGGCGCATCACACGCCATTTAAGATTGATGTAATGCTCACCTTGATACTCCGACCATTTGGCCTCTTCGATTGCGCCGATTAAGGCGGTATTGTTTGGAATCGGGGTAATCTCACCGCCACCTGATTCAAACGTGGTGGATGATTCAACTGCCGAGCCGTCTTGTTTTTGCCAAAATGACATGATGTAACTCCTATGCGCCTTTGTGTAGGCGCGTTTGTTTAATGCGCGTTAATGCGCGGGTTATTGTTGGTTGTAAAAAGGGATTAAGGGGATTAAAGGATTTTCGCCCTTGTTGACTTCGATTTCGTCAGGCAGGTTATAACGGTTTTTTGCATCGATGTAACCAATCGTACCATCGCTAGATGTGATAAGGACACGCTCGCCAGTGTTGGTTACGCGCCCAAACTTTGTGGTTTGTCCCTTTTTGTTTTCTTCATTGCCCACCACAAAGTCGCGGGCTTTTAGGTAAGCAACAATGTCACTACTTGATACATAGACGGAGCGTGAGCGTTCGTGCATATCCAAAGAGTAGGCAACATATTCACCACCATCGGGGCGATTCTTCATTTTGATAATGCCAGTGTGTGCCAAAAACACGACACTGATACCGCGCTTGCGTAGATGTTCACACGCGGCGCGTAACTTGGCATGAATACCTGCAACAACAAGATAACCTTTGTTGTAACCACCTTGCGCCTCGCCGATGTTGGTTGCGCCCTTTTCGTCAAACTCTACGACTTCATTTTCAAACATGATGTTAAGCGCGGTTATTGAGTCAATAACCACTGTTTTAAAATCATGCTCTTGTGTCATGAGTTCGCGTAATTGCTCAAAAAGCACGTCACTGGTTTTGATGTTCTTTTTGGCATTGGGTACGGGCAATTGCGGAAAAAAGGCAGGTTGCAATTCTTCTGGCATTGTCTCAAAAACAGACGTTGCGTTTTCAGCTTGAATAAAAATAGTGTTAGGGAAAAGGCCAGCGAGTGAGCTTTTACCGCTACCTGCAAAGCCGACAATCGTTACAACTGGTGCTTGCGGTGTGGCTTTTTTGACTTGACTTAAATATGACATTTTATGTAACTCCGTTGGATTGTGTGTTTATCAGCAAGGCCATTGACCCGACTTGATAAGCACAATCTAATACAATTTTGTTGGGTTGTCTATAAAAAATTATAGATAATCTATATTTTTATTGTTAAGATGCAAACATCACAAACAAAACAGGTGGGCCACAAAATGAGACTTTTAACTATTCCAGAGATTCGCGAACGATTACAGGATAGACGTTTAGAGTTGGTAGCAATTGCCACAGGGTTACACTACAACACCGTACTCTATATAAAGACGGGCAATGCAAAAAGCGCGAACCTGTCAACTGTTGAAAAATTATCGGCGTATTTATTAAAAGACTGTGAGTGCAATAACAATGATAAATGACATTTACGACTATATAGAGTCGGGGTTTAAAATCTTTGGGCTGCATGGTGCAAGCGGTGGCGTGTGTAATTGCGGCGATGCTGAATGTACTGCTATTTTAAAACACCCGATAATGAGCAACTGGCAAAGCGTACCGCATTGGTCAGATGACCAAATTGAATGTTTTAATGAGCTTGGCCATTTTAACAGTGGTTTTGGTGTGCTTGTTAAAGGCTTTTTAGTTGTGGATGTTGACGCTAGAAACGGTGGTGTTGCATCGTTTAAAAAGCTGTGCAAAGACATACCAAGCCTTTTAGAGTGCGCTTTTATTGTCAATACTGGCAGTGGTGGCGGCAGTCAACATTATTACTTTAAATTAAACGATGTTGACGCAAGAAAATCACTCATGCAAACGCATAAAAAATACGCAGGCATTGATTTTAAAACAAGTGGCTTTGTAGTCGGTAGCGGATCATTACACGCAAGCGGCTCTAACTATGAGACAGTCAAAGGCTATCCGCAGGACGTGGATTTTGCTCCTGATGATTTAATCTTTTTACTTGAGCGTCCCACGTTTTTTAGAGTGAGCAACAACGGCCAAGATTTAGATATTGATGAACAGCACATTGTTAATTTGTTGGCGTTTGTTAATGCTGATTGTGATTATAACGAATGGATTAGTGTAGGCATGGCCATTCACCATTGCTTAAACGGTGGCGGTGTTGAATTATGGGATGAGTGGAGCAGCAAGGGCGCAAAATATTGTGGCGGTGCGACAATACAAAAGCATTGGCATAGCTTCGGTAAAACAGCTAATCCAGTGGGTTATGGCACATTATTACACTACGCGCACGAAGGCGGTTATTGTGAGCCTGTGACGTTTGTTTATGATGGGTCGCTTGGTGTTGTTGATGATGATTCTAGCGTTAATCTTGACAGTGTAAAAAATAATGATGCAAAGGTTAAAAGCCTTTTAGATGATCCAGTAGACTTAAAGAGGCCGCCTGATTTTTTAGGTGAGCTAACGCAATGGATAAATGACCAGTGTTTATATCCGCGTGAGAATTTAGCCGTGGCGTGTGCATTGACGGCTGTTAGCAGCTTGGCAGGTATGCGCTACATTGATGAATTGGACGGCATTACGCCAAACATTTTATCTTTTTGCGTTGCAGGTAGCGGCACAGGTAAAGAGCAAATAATGCAATGTTATCTTAACATTGCAAAGGCGGCAGGCGTACAGGGCGCAATACATGGTGGTTTTAAATCAGAGCAAGAAGTGTTACGCAATCTAATAAGACATCAAGCCGCGTTTTATTGTGTTGACGAATTAGGATTAGTGCTTAATAAATTGGCCAATGCTGGTAAAAAGGGCGGTGCATCATACTTAGAGGGCGTGGTGGGTGCGCTAATGAGCGTTTACTCAAAAGCTAATGGCTACCTGCCAATAACTGGCGATTTAAAAGAGGAGCTAAAATCTAAGTTACTTTTAGAATATGCACAAGTTGAGAAAAAATTAGAGAAGTTACCAGAAGACACAAGCAGCGACACACAGCGTCAAAGGCTAGACGAAGCCAAAGATGCAATCATGGCAAACATTAACAACGTGGACAACGGCTTAGAGAATCCATATCTAACAATGATGGGTTTTACTACAC